ACAACTTATGTAACAACACACTCTTCTACAATTTCTGATACACAAACAATGGACTCAGGAGTTTTAGCAGGACCAGTGACTGTATCAGGGACTGTGACAGTAACAGGTAATTTGGTAATTATATAATGAGTACAATAGAAGTAGATAAAATAATTCCACAGTCAGGAACTAACTTACAAGTCGGTGAGTCTGGTGATAGTTTAACATTTCAAAACGACGTTATTCCAAACTCTGCTTTAGTAAATGAACAAATTACAATTAATGGTGTTGCTGTTTCGTTAGGTGGTTCAGCTACAATACCAACTGAAACACAACCAGTTATATCTAGTTTTACACCAACAGTTATAGATGCAGAT